CCTCGTTAACTTTCTTAGGAGCTGTTTTGTCCTTTGGCAGATGGTAGATATATGGAAGTTTGTCGGAGCCGTTGGCTTTTATGATCTGCATTGTTGCCTCTCCGAACATCTCAAAGTCTGATACAATTTTCCGAATCTCTTCCGGGCTTATCATCTTCCTGAATTTCATCCAATCTTCAATGCTTCCGTTCGTGTTCTGGAGACCCTGTCCGTAGATCAGATCAACATAAGAGTTTATAATTGCTGCATTTGTTGAGCTGCCGTTGTACCGATCAATGATGTATTTATAAAAGGAATTGTATTGACCATTCAAAACCCAATCTTTTGATTTAACCTCGACAATGGCTGGTTTGATGTATTGATTCATCCTAATCAACCGAATGTCATTGCTGTTATCACTCATAACTATAGTAATTTACTGAATTTTTAAAATTTTGTGTTTCTTGAGATGTGGCAAAAAGTTTTCCCCTGTAAACAATCTCGGTTCCTTCTGATAATTTGATCGCAAACTTGTCGCCCTCATTGAAATCGAAATCAAATGAAAGCTCCATAACCCCGGCAATTATCTGCTCTGTGTATGCAACTTCTGTTTCTACCTTTGTCGTTTCGTTTGTCAAAGTCAGTACCGCACCGGCAAAACCGTAGTATCTCGGTATTGCTCCGATTAAATGAGATACATCGTTTGGATTTACTACTTTCATATTCTTTAAACTACTCATGTCGCTAAATCGTTACAAATAAAAAAGCTGCACCTTTTAAAATGCAGCTTTTCAACTTAATTAATCAAATGAAAGTTACGGAACAGGAACAACCAAAGCCTCAAAAGCTGTAATTGTTGCTGCATCTAATTTCGGAGAAAGATCTCCAACGGTAGAAGTACCTACCAAAGTATAACCGTTAAGGTCTGTTTTTGCTCCTCCTGTTTGTGCGTTGACATTAAAGTCAATACCGTCATCAATCCCAATTGCATGATAAACCCCGTTTCTGTCAGCCACAACAGCCATCGGAAAGCCTTTTGCCAATAGGTTCATCTCTGCCGAAGTAGCGGCGTTGATCTGCTTTAACACTACGTTAAGGGTCTGAGTGTTTACAGTGGTGCCATTATTACGGTCTGTTACCATATCCTCAACAAGCGTATTTGAATCGCCTTCAAGTTCGTATTTAAAGACCTCAGTTAACCCGGCATTTATTGCTGTCGCTTCTCCTGCTGCAACCGTGAAAGGATCTTCTATATAGTTGAACAGGTAAAGAGCTGCATTACCTCCAAGGGAGTTTTTACAAACTCTGTCTCTGCCTACTGTTAAATCACAAGCCATATTTTTTATTTTTAAAGGTGAAAAAAAGGGAGAGAGTATTCACTCCTCCCTTAAATATTCTCTCTCAATTGCATCTATTAAGATGCAACAGTTGTCGACAAGTACCATATAATTTCCTCTGAGTTGTAATAACCCACGGCTGCACCGTAAACCATTTTACCCCTCACTAACCCGGTCAAAAGTCCAATTTCATCCTCATCAACAAAACTCAACTCATTGAAATCAGATTGTAAGCCGGTTGCAAAGATTACGTTCTTTTTCTCGAAAACGACAATTGTATTATCAACAAGTCCGTTTACCTCTGTAAGAGTGTACTTGCCGAATTTTGCCTGCTTGTCCTCGGTTGTTCCATTCCATGCAATCCCTTTAGAGATAAGCATAAAAGTATATGCCTGAAATACGTTGGGTGCTACTGCTACAGTTAAATCCTTACGCCTCAATGCTACCGGGATAGCTGCAAGAACTTTTTTAAGCTCTGACTCAACATTACTCTCGGTGATCGCTGCTGCTGCCGGGGTGATACCATTATTAGCTTTTATGATATTTCCATCGGCTGTGAATTGCTCAATCAATCCGCTGATTTCTCCTGGGTTTGCTGCCAATCCGTTCCAGATGTCATCGTCTACCTTTTCAGCTTGAGATGCCAGAACTTCCATCTGGATAGCCTCCATAATATCGGCCGGTGCATTTGGATTGCTTGCGCTGGCTCCTAATTGATCCTCACTCCATGTTTGACGAAAATCCTCCTTGCATATTTGCAGTGGGTTCATGAATTTTTCAATAACGAGCTGTTTCTCGCTTAATGTAACGGCTCCTTCAGGAGTAAATCCACAAGAATAATCAGTAGTTCCGTCACTATAAGCAATCTTTTTCAGATTGAGTTTATAGTTAACGTTTTCGGCTACTGTCAATAGTCCAAGTCTCAAAGTATCGGCCTCTTTAAAAGCTGCTCCGATATAACCACCGGCCTCTTTGCCTACGTAGTTGCTGCTAGTTGTTTGTGTTGTTGCCATATTACTGTTTTTTTATTATGCTGCTGTGAATGTTAATCCTGCTGCGGTTACTACTGAACCCTCTACATACCAATTGGTCCCATCAGATTCTAAAGAAACCCAGTCCCCCGGTAAAAATTTAGCTACTACCAAAGTGATAGTATTCTCGTTTGAAGCTGCTACAACTGCCCCTGCTACCTGTGCACTACCCTGAATGACATTAGTTGAACTAACAATAGTCCAATCGCTTGTAGCTGTTGCTGCGGTGCAAATGAATTTAAAATTCAGTCCTGCTGTCGGTGCCGGCAATGTAATTTCTTCACCGATTGCATCTAATAAGATGTGCCTTCCGCTATCACTCGCGGTCAAAGTTGTGTCTGCCGAAATAGATTTATAATCAATTGCAGCGTCCATCTGTCTGTAATTTCTTGTTACTGTTGTCATAATTATTTATTTTCTCTTAGTTTTTGTAAAATCCTACCCTGTTTTGTTAAGGCTACTGTTGCCTGTGATGTTTTTGGTTTTACTTTTGGTTTTTCGGACATCTTCACCACTTCACCAGACATCCCCTCAATCTTTTGCTCAATCTCTGCCATCTTTGCATCGAATTTCTCCTCATACTTGATAAGGATCGATTTAATGTCGTTGACTACAGATTGATCATTGTTAGCTGCAACAGGCTCAGGTGCCGGTGCCGGAGTAGGTTCTGCCGGAGCTTCTTCTTCTGCCTCTGCTGGCATAATCTCCGACACAACGCCTTCCTCAGCTACAACCATGATCGAACCATCCTCTAAAGGGTATTTGCCTGTGGGAACCGGAATTTTTACAGTTTCGTCAGTTTTATCAACTGCGAAAACGTTCACCCCAGCCTCAAGCATATCGCCCTCATACTCGAAGATGATCTCCCCACCTTCCATCATAATTTGACCGAATTTAACCTCTACCTTTTTGGCCTTTTCATTCAGAAACAAGGCTACTTTGTCAGCCCCGTCCGCTAATCTTTCAAGAATTGTCTTGCTCATTTTTACGTCTTTTTTATTGTTGTTTTCTACCTTTTTTAATTTCACGACAGCATCGATGCTGAATCCTTTTACCTTCCCGGTTTTAACGTAGTCGCTCCAGACTTCCTCTGCATCAACTTTCATCGCTACTAACCAGGAGCCGGAAGGATATTCTAATCCGTAGACGTTTGATTTGTCCCGTTTTGAGTCAGCAACAATCCAACTCTCAACAAATGTGATTCCTTTGATTTCTTTTCCAGAGTGTTCTATCGTTGATGTCTTGTGATGATCACCGATAAAGAAATTATGTGCGAGCTGTTTTATTGTGTCCTCTTTGAATACAATATTAAACTCTTCACCGTCTTGATTTCTATATACGGGTGCATCTGGTTCAAGCACCAAGCCGACAAGCAATCTCTGCTCTTCACTTATTGTTGATAGCTTAATTTCTGTCTCTTTGAGGATTTCTTTTTGTTTATCCTCTGACAATTGAATGAACAACTCTCTGGTTGCCGGGCTTTCTACAAGAGAAATTCCGAACACACCTTGAACTGCATCCTTATCAAATATCGCCTCGTAAAGTGGTAGTTTCATAACTATAAACTACCAAAGATGTAGTTTGTTACACTTTTTACAAAGATGCTGATTCAACTATCTTTCTGTCAAGCTCTTGAGATGTGCTTACATCTGAACTTACGACGTATGCTTTAGTAGGTTGCATATTCCTTGAAACTGACTCAGCTATTTGAGATGTTCCGGTACCGGACACCAGATTAAAAGACGGAGCTGATCGCCTCTGAGAGCCGGTTGCCCCGGTTGTTGCTGTTGATGCTCCTGCTGACCCGGACTGACCTGTCGCATCCATTGACGCAATATTCCGAACGTTCATAAATCCCATCACTCCTACTGCTGCTGCGTTTGCAAATCTCTGAATTGTTGCGAACGGATCTGGCAATATAGACCGGGCCGACAATGCTGCGGTGACTCCCTGGTAGGTGTTCATTGTTGCCTGAGCAATGGCAATGCCTTTTGCAATCTTTGAATTTTCACCTAGTAATGCCTGTAATATGTTTAGAGTTGTATTTGTGATATCAAGTTTTGCCTGTTGAACAGCTTCGTTCATCTGCTCTTCTTCTATCGCCTTTTGTGCTTTATATTCGGCCTCTTTTCTACGGGCTTCTAACGAGTCAGCAAGTATCTGTTCGTTTTTGGCTTTCTCCTCTTCAATTATTTTTTCATTAAGCTCTTTCCGTGATTTCTCTTCTTCCTCAAGTTGCTTATTAAATGCTGATATTTCTGCCTGTCTTGCTGCTGCCTCTTGTTGATTGATAGCAACTAATTGCGCACTTAACTGCTTGCGTCTTTGCGCTCCTGCTGTTTCAAGTCGAATAAGTTCTGCTTTAGCTTGCGCCTCTGCTTCTAAATCTTCTTTTGTAGATTTGCTCAGTGCGTTATTAGCAACAATAGCCTCGTATCTGATTCTTTGCAGTTCGATTTCTTTGTTGATTATTTCGTCAGAGATATTCCCGGCTTCTATCAGTGCGTTCTTTCTTTGTTCTGCATTATACAAGTCCCTCCTTGCTGCCATTTCCCGAAGCTCTGCAATGTCCCTATCTGCAATTGCTCTCTCTACAAGTAAGTCTCTGGCAATCCTATCGGCTCTGGCTAAATCATCAGATATCTTTCGTACTTGCTCAAGTTCTCTCCTTGTCTCTGATCCGAAATTCTTTACACCGTCTGTCGCTTCTTTTACCTTATTTTTAAATCCGTCCCATGCTTCACCAGCTCCTTTCAAATCTCCCTTTGCTAGTTTTACAAGAGCTTTCCCTGCTGACAATATGCCCAACCCAAAATCAGATATGATGTCCGTTACATTGCCAACAACCACCTTGATCTGATTCATTATTTTAATGAACTTGTTTTGACCTTCCTCAGAAGATTTAAAAGCAGTAGCAACGGCACCAATAGCGATAACAAGCAACCCTATTCCTGTTGCAGCGATAGCAATCTTCAACGACTTAAAACCGGCGACGGCAGTTTTTACTGATCCGGTTATTTTCTTAAACCCGGAAACGGCTCCTCCCGTCATGCTGTCTAGAGAGTTTGTGAGATCCTGAGTCGTGTCGTCTGTCTTTTTCAGATTGTCCTCAAACTTCTCCAGGTTCTTATCTGCCTTGTCCGTATCGACAACTATGTCAATCCTTTTTTCTATTGTCATTCTTTTATTCTCCTTTTCAATTTACGGATCATACCAGCCCATGATGTGACGAGCTGGTTTTTGCCTTTTGCTATTTCAATCGCTTCTCCTCCTCCGTAATAATCGGCAGACCTGATAAGATCAACAATGTCTTTTATTTCAATGCCCTTTTTCATAAGTTGATTAATTTAAACTCTGTATTCCCGGAGATTAGTCCTGTTGTGAATTTGTCTATCCTGTAATAGTTGAACCCGATTTTAATCTTGTCGTCAAGGGTCAACTTGAGTAATATTCTTGTCGGTAGTCTTTTGCATTTATACGTGAAATCCCTTCGCTTGATGTTGAAAATGCTGTCAATATATGACTGATGGTAATTCGAGAATAGATTTTTTACCAGCTTCTCCCCGCTAAAATTGTTAAACTCTACCGAAAAGATAAAGCTTTCACCTGAATCCTCGTCATCAATTACGTGTGACGCTGTGTTAATGTAGGTTCTTATCTGGTCTTTTGTTCCGTTCTCTTGGATAAACCCTATACCACCACCTCCGACAAGCTTCAACTGCCGATAAAATATGTGAGGTTTGATGTTTACCGGGTTTAGATTCTCGTCAATAATTGCCCCGTACATTAGATTTATCTCATCGGCTCCGGCCAAGTCGTAAAGTCTTTCATAAACAACTTGCTCAAACGGGAGATCGACCGTAAGAGTATCACCATCTAACAAAGTACCGTTTGCATCCCTGATAATTGATTCTTCGTTGCCGTATGATTTTCCTGTATTCTCAAGGAACTGCTTATTTAGAATTGTTTTAGGCTCTTGAAACTTATAATTAAGAGTGTTAAATATTGTGCCTCTTGAAACTTTTACTGACTCATTATCTACATATGGAGTCAGGTCGATCACTTCACCAGATGCGTAATAATTTTCTACCGTATCAACATAGAAAGTACTCTCATCGGTCGGAATTATCACCAGCTTGAATGCGCTAAATATTCCCTTTAAGAAATCAATTATCTTTAGCTCCGGCATATTATCAGAAATAGAAAAAACACTTGCAATCGTATTTGTTGACGCAAATGTCTCAACCTCAGAAAGAAAGTATCCAGACACTTTAGAACGCTGTCTCACTTTTGCCGAATACTCGAATTTTTGGTTTGATGAGACTTCCCAATAAGCATTGAATGTATATGGACCAACCCCCGGAAGTATATTTCTGGAAAGCCTGTCAGAAAGTGTAGAAGTTCCTGTTGTAGTTACTTCGCTCCTTACCTCTCCGTCAAGTATTAGCCTCATTGTGTACTCAACATTTTCATAACCAGCTTCTGGTGTTATGGTCATGTAAAGCAACCAATAAAAATTATCATTAGATGCTGCGGTGTTGCTCACTGTAAACTGCCCGACATTAGTTGCAAGATTAATATTTGCATCGCTTCCACTATCCCAATTAATAACCTGAGCTCCTCCTCCTACCTTTTTGTCTTTTGTGTTGTTCAACCAAAGATAAAGGTTCTTGAATTTTGGCAATCCAAAGAAGTCACGGGAAAATGTCAACCCGTAGTCTGTTTCGATAGCCTCTAAAATACTGTAAAGAGAAATTGAAGCACTAAGGTCATCCCACATTACCCCGTTTGGCGAGCCAGCTTTATAGTGAATGTTTGCAAGGCTGTCAGTCATTGTAAAATCATTAGCCTGCGCATTGTAGTAATACTGCTTTTTTACCAATAGATTGTAAATGATTGGCGGATTTGCTTCGGTATTCTTTAAAAAGGATAGTACGTTTTCAGATAAATACTCATGATCGAATGCAGTCAGGTCTAAATCGGAAAGCTCGTCAGTTCCTAAAAGGTCTTTTATAGATACAAGATTTCCGACAAAGTTAATCATGTATGATGATGCAACCCCAGACTTAACTATTACCTCCTGCAAAACTATTTTCCCTTTACGAAATATAAACCCACCGATCTCTATTCGTGCGCTAACTGCAACCCTTGCATCGAAAGTATTATCAATATCGGCATTGTAATAGTGTTTGAATATCTTAT